CTAGCTATGGGCTTTTTCATAATTTAATACCAGAATTATATCTTGGAGAGGTTAAAATGTCAAAGGTTATTTTTGTTAGGTATCGCTAGAACCCACTTGAAGATGTTTCAAATGAGTATAAAGCATACCTAAGCGCGTCAGCCATGTGAGAAGCCATATTATGTTTAGGTTTTTCTCTCAAAAGATTTGGGTTTGGATCCCATTGGTACTGGTCTAACGCAGATAAAGTTTCTTTACACCTTTGATCTACAATTAAAGCATTATTATCTACAATTCTTTCTACGTGCGCGATTCCGTCTAGCACAGACTTCTTAGCATTGGTGGTGCTTATATCATACTGTTGAGCAAAGTCATATCTTGTCTGCTGTGCTGCTGAATCAATAAAAATATAATCAATATCCCATTTATCTATGAGTTTTTGTATCTCTATAGCGTGCTGTTCTGTGGTCTTTTCACTATTTAAATACTCATCGAGAAGGTAGTACTTTTCTTCGTCCCAATCATATCCTAGCACACAGAGAGCGGTCGGATCTCTATAGCCAACATCAAGGCCTGCGAATATATCCATTCTGCTAGTATCTAGTTCTTCGAGGTTTGCGACACATTCTTCTGCATTGAAGTGCCATACTTGGCCTTCATAAGTGTTAAAGTCAGCTTCATATTCTTGTCGAAACTCAGCGTCGGACATACTTTTTCTAGCTTCTTCAATATCCGACGGAGACATTCTTGGATTATCTTTGTAAGTCGCACGTATTGATGCCCATTCTTGGAATTCATCAGTGAATCCTCTTTGAAAAAATTTTGCAAACCAGTTGTTCTTTCCTCGTGGTGTAGAAATAAAAATAGCTTTTGAGTTATCTTTATCTAGTGTAGGTCGAAGCGCTACGTTGAAGGCGTCTTCGCCGTCTGCCAACGCCGCTTCGTCAAAAATAATTAGATCGTAAGAGCGCCCTACACAAGAATCTACTTGATTAACAGATCCCATTCTTATCGTAGATCCGTTACTCATCTCAATTACACGATCTTTTGCGTTGTCTCTTTTAACTTCTAGCTCAAAATGCTTAATTAAATTACGTTGTAAGTCAAAGGAAATTTGAGATAGATTATAATTTGGAGACATAATAAGAATATTGGAACCTGGAACAAGAGACACCAGTTGTCCAATAATATTTGCTATATAAGTTTTACCCTGTCTACGAGAAATTGCTGCACATACGAAACGATACTTCGGATCATTTATAGCATTTATAATAGCTTTCTGCGAAGGAAGAGGCGCAACATTTAATAAGTCTAAATATGGCCCTACTGGAAGTTTTAAAAATCTTCGGTCAGACCCAAACTCTACTATTTCATCAGAAATAATATCTTTTCTACTTAACTCTATTGCCATATTATTCTTTTTTACCTGAGTTTACGTATAGTCCAAACCAAGCTGCTCCTGCTCCTATTACTACAGAAATTAGCCCTGCTTGTTGTGTATTTGGGGCTTCTAATCCAATAAACCACTCAAAAGATAAATAAAGCAAATAAATATATGTAGAAATAAATATGCGGGGAAAGGGCCGCCACGCATCCACCGCAGCAGCCAGATCCAACCATTTCTGATATTTATTTTCACCTACCATTTGACTTTATCTGCCCAGTAGGCTGCACTCATTTTACCTTTTGCAATATTCTTTGCATGTCGAGCTTTAAAAGACGCTCTTTTCTTTTTCATTGCCGCACTCTCACCAGCTTTTGGCTTTCCTGCGGTTTTTGCTCCTTGCTGCCCGAAACGAATAGTTTTAATTTTATTTCCGACTTTTGCCACAACAATGTGTGATTTTTTTGGATGACCAGGGGTTCTCTTAGGCTTATTATAGCCTGAAACACCTGCTCTTTTCAGCCTTGAGTCTTTCTTTTTACTCTTTCTTTTTGCAGCCACATTTTTTCTCTTACCCTAATTACTTTTTATTTTGATTAGGGTACTTGGTAGAATTACCTCTAACCCCGTCTCCACCCGTGGGCTTGTTTTTCTTTGTATCATATACTCGGTACCCTATAAAAACAACAAAAAGTACGATTGCACCATATGCTAACATTTCCATTTACTTTCTCCTTTAACTTTCTTGGCTTATTTGAATTTGCCACCACGTTTTTTGTACTCTCTAGATAGCCATGCATTTGCATAAGCTGAAGGGTACACTTTAAATTTTCTTTTAGCTGCTGACTTTACTGCAGAATAAAGTTTTTTATTCTTTGGAGTCCTTTTACGTTTTCTCTTAGATATAGCCTTAAACTTTTTTGCCATTATCGTCTCTTACGGCGCTTCATAGTGCTAGACTTTGCAGCTCGAAGAATTTTTAACATTCTTTTTGCTGATGCTGTTGATTTTGCAGTGGCTTTCTTTCTCCACTTGCCCAGCTTTTTTACATATACGGTTTTACCTGAAACTTTATAAGGCATATTACAGTAGATTGCTCGCTGTATATGCAGCTAACGAGGCCATGCCAATCCAAAATAGTTTGGAAATAACATTTGTAGTAATTTCAATAGACCCAACTCGTTTTTCTGTTACTGCAATTCTTTCTTCATGGTCATCAAGAACATCATTTATCTCTTGCCTAGATTTTTCTAGGTTAATGAGTTTTTCTTCTGCTCTTGCTAATGCCACTACAGTATCCGTGAGTCTATCGAGCTTTTCTTCAATTCTATCAAGCCTGTGGTTCTCGTGAGAGAGATGCTCTCTAAGAGCGCTTTCAAGCTTAATGTAATCAGTTCGTCTCTCCTCCATTTAACAATTTTTCCATCAACTTTCCATAGTTGCCTTGCCCAAAGGGAACACCTTCGTTAATTTGAACGTTGGTTTGGTTTTTAATGTTTGTGGATTCAGCCTTTGCAACTTCTGCTTGGGCTTTTATTTCATCCATTCTAAACTTATGTGCCATTTGGAGCAAGTCTGCTAAATCTTTGTTTGAGTAGACTCCACTCTCTTGAGCTTCTTGAAGTTTTGATGCAATCATTTCGTCAAGAACTGCTGCAATGTTGTTTCGATTTCTATACCCTATGTCTAGATAAACATTGTCAATATACTTTTTAACTTCTCGTCTATTTAGTATATTCACAACTTTATCTTCTGAGACTTGAAGATAGTCGGTTACCGCTCGAATGTTTCCGAATTGCAAATAACAGTTTGCAATTTCCAGTCCTTCGGGTGAAATTGTAGTCAGTTCTTTACTCATGAGTGTAATTATACTTTGGTCAGGTTGTTATGTCAAGGGTTAAATTTCTGAGCTCAAAAATTCAGGAGGTGTTGGCCAAGAAATAGACTCTAAAGTAGGAAAATTTTCAGGAGCTTGTTTCAATGGCTCAGTCATATCTCTAAGTTCTTGTCTATATTGTTGTGCAGCAGCCTTTTGTACTCCAGTTATTGGAGCGTCTGGTAATTGAGTCCAGTCCGTTAATCTTAATTTAGAGGTTCTCTGTTCTCTTGTATAATTAAGTAAAGCAGCATCATTCCATTGCCACTGACGATCTGCAGTCCAATAAGCAAAAGGATTAGGCTTAATTCCTTTTTCTGCCCATGTTGAGTTAACAAAGTCATAGTATCTAGTTTCTACAAACTGTAGCTCGTCTTCTAAGGAATCATAAATGTAGACTACATAAAGTCCGTTTTTTGGATTAGTACCTTCGTCCGGATTTACGCCTTGGGATAAATATAAATATTCTATATTTCCGGTTTGAGGGTGTACCTCTGCTATGTGTTTTATCATGTTATTTTCTCCGCTACTATTATATCGAACCAAGAATTGCTAGAATAGGTTGCTGAAATGTTTGTTGAGGATCTGACTATTCCTCCTTTGTTATTGCCTACTTTCCAAAAAGGGTTCATACACACGTAATGACTAAGCCCTGTTGTTATTACTTTATTTGTTGCTGAAATACTTCCTGCTGTCAAAATTTTTATAGGGGCAAAACCTGCGTTTGAAAATGCTCTAGAATCAAAGACTACTGTTGTTCCATTTGATGCCAAGATTTGAAGACCATATGTTCTAGTGCCTACATCCCCAGAGACACCATTTCCAGGTTTTGCTAAAATACAATTAACGTCTATTACGTTATCTAAATCATCATAAAAAGTCACTGATGTATTAGCGCTGTTCCACGCAGGATATATATAACCATTACTAGATCTATTAGCAAACACTAAAGTATTTGCTACGGAAAAACTCAAAGTAGAGGCTGTCCCCGCAAAGGTGGTTACTAATCCGTAAGAGCTTGCTCTATCAGAGTCTATTTGTAGTATGTTATTTCCTGCAAAAACTTTAAGTCCGTATGTCATTTATTACTCCACTAATACTACTGCTGCTTTTGCGATCAGCCCTTCTGTTGGCGATAAGTTTTTAGCTTGAAAAGAGCTAGCAAATTTTGTTATTTGTATTAATTCGGTATCACTATATAAAATTACTACACCATAAGTGCTTACTCCATTAGCTTCTTCTACTGTATAAGTTTTAGTTTGTGCAGGAGTTAAGTTTATAGGTACTATATCCTTTATGCTTGCGAAGCGTTTTGTTGCCGTTAAAACTTTTGAAGTGCCGTCCGGGCCTCTTATCTCCAGCCCGTAGTTTGCAGCTGTTGGAGGATCTAAATCGCCTGTCCCCGCTGCGGCTGCAGTCGTTACAGAAAAACTATCTTCAGATACCCCGCTAACTAAAGTTAACGTGCCAGTAACTGTTGTACTAGAACTAGAACTAGAAGTTACTCTAAGAACTAACGTGTCTCCATTAGTAACACTACCAGAAGAAGAAGTGTAGGCTCCTCCATTTTTACTATATGCTGGGGATCCTGTACCGCTTACAGTAACTGTTTGGGTTTGTCCCGTATCCATGCCCGCCACTGTTATAATATTTGAAAAATAATTGGTAGTTAATGCTGCGCTTGTTACCGGACCTCCCAACTCAAAATCGTCTGGCGTATTATCTGCTGCGCTCCTGGAGATATTAAAACTGTCTCCAGTATCTAGCCATGCACCTGATCCGGCGCTGCTTTCTGGTATTCGTGCTTGAGAAAAATAAGTATAAGTTCCTGAAGTAGGAGGTAATTCAGCTTCGGAGTAGCTTATTGTAAAATCATTTGGGTCAGCCTGTCCTGGAGTATAAGTAGAAACCCATCGAGGTATATCATCTGTATAAAGCCTATATTGAGTTCCTGTACTGTCTCCTGTAACATTTACATATACATCCGCTATGCTAGAAGAGCTTAAACTAGTTGTAGAAGGATTTAAAGTAATACTAGCATCGACTCGGCTTATTAAATAGGACAGTCCCGTAAAAACTCCGTTTTGTCCTGACAAATCAGATGCCCATATAAAATATCCTCGCGCTGTTCCTATGGGGGGCATATCTGTCATGGCTACCCCGTCTGTAAGTGGGTCATAAAAAGTTCTGCTATAAGGACTAACAGCAGTTGTATAAGTTCTTCCAACTATATCACTATTTGCTGCGTCTCTTCTTGCTACCATATCGGAACCTCCACTAAAAGCAGTACTTATCCAATATATAGTACTTGGTGAGTCTGTTACTCCTGTTACTGAAGGTTGGGTGCTTCCTGCTGTTGTGAAGTCAGTGAAGTAGCCGATACGATAATTATCTAACTCTCTACTATAATCATTTGGAGTGACTGTTAAAGTGAGATTCGTAGAAACTTGTAAGTAAGGAACAACATCAGTATCACTCGTTATATCTGTTTGCCCTAATGCGTTTGTTGCTCTTACTTCTACTGTCCAAGTGGTGCCTTGCCACACATATCCTACGCCTAAAGAGTTGCTTGTCTGCCAGCCAGTGGTATAACCTCCGCGATCATTTGTACTAAATCTGTAGTTTAAAGTTCCATAACTTGTTATTCCAGTGCTTGCCTGTATAGCTATTCCTGTTCCATAATCGGAAAAGGTCATATCTACAGTTGGAGCATCTGGAAGAGGCTCTACAGTTACTACTACCCTACCTCTCCATCCTACAGTGCTGTCTAATTGAAAAGGCTCACACCAAATACTTATAGTCCCGCTTGATGAAATATTAGTAACATCAATAAATATTGGATTAAACTCTAAGGAGAAAGTTTCTCCTTGAATAAAAGTTCCTCCAGTAGCCCCTGGGGTACCACTAGCAAGATACCCATAGTTTACCTCGCCTGGGCCTCCTCCTAAATTTGAGTTACCACTTCTAACGCTAATCTGTACTGTGTCTCCGGGATTAACTAATACAGAGTCCCATCCGCTCGAAGCTACAGTAGAGCTTGGATACCCGTCGGTATCACAAGTGCTTTTTGCTTGAAGAATAACAGATGCAGTTCTAGTTGCCATTTACTGTCCTTGCTCCCAAGGCTTTCTCATACCGCGAGTGGAAGAACTAGCAAGTTCTTCTAAGTATGCGGTGGTTGCTATGCCATTATCTGCCTCTAATTTTTTTTCAAGTACATTTCTAGCCCATTCCTCTGTTATATTTTCGAAAGGTATAAAAGCTTCCCCCTCTTCAGGGAAAGGCGCTCGTATACCGTAATAGTGAGTAGGCCCAGAGGGATGAGTAGCTTTTACATAAATAATGTCTACTCTTTTTGGGTAACGAGTATCTGTATCATCATACTCAAGGTTTTCTATTGACCAAGTAATCATTTATTTATTCCTTCATAATATTTATACATACGCACCAAGTACTCTACGGTACGAGGTGAATGTTCTGGGTTGGGTACATTATATTTACGCATAAAATCCTCAGCAAGATCCCCACTGTTCTGCCATTGCTGCGGCGATTCCGAAGTAAGTTTTACTTCGTTCGTGTCCTGAACCTCCTCCGAGCTTTGACTGTCCGGAGTCGGATTGGTTGCTCCATCTTGATTTTCCATTTACTATCCTTGGTTCTATATATTCTGTGGGTTGCAAATTCGGCAATCCTCGTAGCCACAATCCTGTCTTTTTAGATGCGTCCTCTCCATATTCGTAAGGCTGCACGTATTGCGGTTTTGGCATAAAGGAGAGCCGAGTGTTGATACATCCCACAGGATTTTCGATGCACATTCTGGGCACAGGTGCATTCCATAACATCGTAATGAATTCGAGCGCTCTTTCTGTTTTCTCCGCTCGTTCTGGCTGTCTTTTATTCCAGTGAAGACCAGAGCTAGCCAGATAAGTACAGGGAGGGTGTAAAATAGCCATGTCCCAATCTGACCCATATAATACGTCAACTACGTCACCTTGTATGTGTGGCCCGCGAGCCTCTGTGGGTAAAATATCGCAAGAGACTGCATCGTGCCCAAGAGCCAGAAAGCAGTCACGTACAGTTCCGCTAAATTCACAACCTACTAAAATTTTCATTAGGGTGCAGGTACGCTTCCTTCGCTAAAGTTTCTATCTAATTGTTGAGATACAGAAAATACTTGGGCTGCATCTAGAAGGGATTCTTGCAAATAAATAATTTCATAGTTTCGATTCACAATGGCTACTCTTACAGGAATAGTTGAAACATATTGATAAGAATACGTAAGGCTATATCGAGTTGTTCCTTGTGTATCTACGGAAGAAGATACTGAAATTGTTCCCGTACTTTCAAAAACTCCAGTAGGAAATTCTTCAATATTTTCAATTCCTGCAATTTCTGTATTTGTGCTAGCATTAATTACTCGTACTTCTGTTCCTGCAAGAATACCATTAATTCTAAATGTACGAGGGTCCCCTAAAAATGTTACTGTTGAACCTCCAGGGTTGAAAGTCGATGCATTCGTAGTTCCGGACTTGGTAACAGTTACAGTTCCACCGGTTGTATTATTTATATCGTAAGTATTTCCGGAGAAGATTAAGTCTGTAAAAGTATATGATGACCCCGCTGCGATTTCAATCGCATTCGTATTCGAGATAAAAGAAGAATTTGTAATATCTACAGTGCTATCGACTAAGAAGGCTCCTGTTGCATCAGAACCAGAAATAATAGAGTTTTTAATTGAAGCTACTCCATTTGGATCAAACTGCCCGCAACGTGCTATAACACTTCCATAAATTCTACTTGAAGAGGACGAGTGAAATGTAGAAGCGCCTAGAGCATCTCTAAACGTAGTACCATACCAGCGAATATAGCTAGAAGCATTATTTGAAGCATTACTCGCATCAATAAATACGTCTTGAACGTCCGTGCCGATATAAACACACCCGTTACGCCCGTTATCTGTTCCTACAATAACGCCATCGTTATATTGTGTCGAGAATGATGCACTATCTTCTATGAATATACCAGCGGCAGCAGCAGGATATGTTGATACCCATGCAGTTCCATTCCAGTATTCAGATTTATCCCACTGAATAATTTTGTTTGAGTCTTCGAATAAAGTAGTGGCTGTTTGGGTAGTATCTCCAATATAGAAGTTTCCTTGAGCATAATAGACCCCGCCACGAGGTTGTAAATTACCGAAAGCTCTCGTAGCATAATCTGAACAGTATGTCGCTACCTCTTCCCAAGCACCTGAATACGTGGCATTATCCCAAGTACCTGTCATTCTTAAACCGGACGCAATTGCAATCTGGTCAATAAAGATGTTATCACCCTTTGCGTTGTTGTTACCAGTGTCGATGTATACGCCGATATACTGAACGTCATTGAGTGCTAGCGTTCCATTACCTGCACCAGTTGTACTTGGGTTCGTGGGGTCTACTACGAAGCATTTCCAGTCTCCTAGCCATCCGTTTGAGTCATCTGAACCTCCGATAACGTACTCACGATATGCAGTGGTAGAAGAACCAATTCGAATTGAAATACCTATATTTGCTTTTGTAACAAGAAGACCGAGCGTAGGACAGTTTACCCATAGCCAAATATATTGACCAAATGCGTTGCCTCCAGAAGTGAAGTCATGAGGAGTTGTAGTACGATACCACTGCCATCCTGACTGTCTTGAATATGCTCCAGCAAAAGATTCTCCGCCTTGAAGAAAGGTATCGGACGTCCACGAGTCAGTACCGCCACCAGTTTCGTTCCACTGGTTCGTACCAGTACCAATCGATTCTGTGACTGATGACGCGTTTGCAATGACTCCAACGCCTTCGAGTGATATATTTAATGCCATTTATTTTTCCTATATCTATTCGGGTCTTAGGACCCAATTTTTAGATTCTTCATTCCACATATAGTCACTACCCTCATTAGGGTACGGGATTGGAGGCTCGTATCTACATGTTAATTTGTCTTAATTACCATGTAGCAATTGCTACTCTTTTCCATGTATTCGTGGCTACACAAACATAAATGTAGTTTGCATCCCATGCGATGGTACCTGCTATTCCGGTGTCCGTTGCCGAAGAGGGAACAGTAGACGTAATTCTATCGGCAAGCTCATCTATAGCCCCTTGAGCATTAGTTGCCGTTAGACCTGACGTAGTGTTGTCATACTTTTGATTTGCTGAATCTAATAAATCTATAGCTGTCATGTTTATACCTTATGCGCTTGTATTGTCTATTGTAATAAGCGCTCTTGCAAATAGTTTAACTGGGCTACTGAAACTGTTTTGTGCTTTATTTAATAATTTGTATTGTGAGATTAGCTTGATTTGTATAGGTATACATATCCTGTATTGTTCAGCGCCCCATACCCTGGTGCGTCCCAAGTTTCTTGAGGTGCACCAACGGCAGCCCAGTCATCACTTATGGCTACTGCCCTACCAAACCAATCAGGCTCAGTATTTCCAACATATATATTTGGATTATCTAGTGTCTTCAATAACACACCAGTTGTAACATCGAATATATATGCTTTACCTGAAGATAGACCAGTTGCATCATCTTCCTGATAAGCACCCACTATGGCATAGTTACTTGAAATGGCTACCGATTCACCAAACTCGTCGTCAGTACTTGTATCATACGCATTAGGATTATCCAGTGTATGTACTAAAGCACCAGTTGTGACGTTGAATATATATGCTTTACCTGAATTTAGACCACCTGCATCATCTTCACGCCAAGCACCTACAATAGCATAGTCACCACTTATCGCTACGGAGTATCCAAACTGATCAGTAAAGCCTGAACCTCCATCATATGGATCGGGATTATTCAATGTATGAACTAGAGCACCAGTTGTGACGTTGAATATGTATGCTTTATCTTCAAAATAAGACCCCACAATCGCATAGTCACCAGAAATGTCGTTGTCAGCTCCAAACCCAGTACTCACGCCGGGGTTATCTATAGTACGTATTAATGCACCTGTTGTGACGCTATATACCTTTAAGTGGTTATTAAAGGCACTCGTCACAGCATAGTCGCCAGAAATACCTACTACAGCATCCCCCGATGGAGAAGGAAGTGTATGAACTAGAGCACCAGTTGTGACATTAAATATATAAACTGACCCGTAGCGTGCCGAGGCAATAGCGTAGTCGCCTGAAATATCTACAGCGTCTCCAAAAAACGTCTCCTGAGAAAACTGCGGATCGATCGGATTCTTTAATACACTTAGCAAAGCATTTGTTGATAGTTCGTATACTCGTGCTTCCCCTACAAGTGGGATACTATTCTCACCGTCATATTTAGAAAACGCACCAACTATAATACGGTCACCATCGATGGCTATACTCCAGCCGTAAGAGGTGTTGTAGGAGTAAGGGTCGTCTGTAGTATCAGTTTGTGCACGTTCTAATGTAAAGCTACTACCTGTAAAGGCTTCGAATATATATGCTTTACCTGAATCTATGCCGTTTTCATCATCTTCTCGGTATGCGTTTACAATTGCATAGTTGTTTCCTATTGCTACGCTAGTGCCGAACCTGTCTCCGGCAGATGTATCATATGCATTGGGATTATCTAACGTGTATACCAACTCTCCAGATAGGCCATCGAATATGTATGCTTTACCTGAGTCTGCTCCACCTGCATCATCTTCACCCCTAGCACCCACTATTACGTAGTTACCTGATGAAATAGCCACAGTACTGCCAAAATTATCAGAAGCACTAGTATCAAATGCATTGGGATTAACCAATGTGTGTAGTAATGCACCATTTAAGGCATTGAATACGTATACTACTCCTGATTCTGTACCGCCTGCATCGTCTTCTACAATAGCACTAACTACGGCAAGGCTGGTTGAGATGTCCAGGTAGCCACCAAACAGATCATTTGCACTTGTACCAAACGTATTCGGATTATCGAGAGTATAAAGTAAGGTACCTGTTGTAACATCGAATACATATGCTTTACCTGATTGAGGATTTCCAGCGTCGTCTTCAGAATAAGCCCCCACTATAGCACGGGTGCCTGAGACAGACACTGCAAAACCAAAAAGATCGTAGCCGAATACACTTGCATTACCTGAATTCGGATTATCGAGAGTATAGAGTAAAGTACCTGTTGTAACATCGAATATATATGCTTTACCTGACCCTCCTGTTAAACCTGACGCATCGTCTTCATAAGGAGCCCCCACTATGGCATAGTTGCCTGAAATTGATACTGCATATCCAAACTGATCCTCAATACTTGTATCATACGCATTAGGATTATCCAGTGTATGTACTAAAGCACCAGTTATAACATCGAATATATATGCTTTACCTGATTGTGTGCCTTCTGTAGGCCCTTTTGGCCCCGCATCATCTTCATAAGGAGCACCTACAATTGCATAGTCACCACTTATCGCTACGGAGTATCCAAAGGCATCATCAACATTTGTATCGTATGCATTCGGGTTACTCAGTGTATGAACTAAAACTCCTGTTGTAGTATTGTATATATATGCTTTGCCTGTTCCAGCACCTTGAGCGTCATCTTCATAAGGAGCACCAATAATAGCATATTCACCGTCAGCTGCTACTGCAATGCCGAAACCATCCTCAGTACTTGTACTAAAAGGATTAGGATTATCTAAGGTGTATAGTAATTGTGCCTCTGGTGAAGAAATAAATACTGAATAAGCTCCAATTTCCCAGCCCGTTGTTGCTACTGGTCGATCTTCTGGTGTAGGAAGCCCGCCGGCACTTAATAAATTAATGTAATAGTCATATGTAGACACGACTGGAAAATTTACATAATAACTATCACTTCCAACTGGCATGTTGACATAGTAATAGTAATAAGCTGGGGCGCGATAAGCCCCAATATCCCAGCCCGTTACTGCTATTGGTAGAGCTGTAGGAGTCGGTAGAGTTGATCCTACAGAATAAGCGCCAATTTCCCACGTCACTATCTAGTAGCTCCAGTTATATCGTCTGTAAAGAACGCTGAGAGGTCTTCACCCGCTCCATCAACCGCGCTAGCCTCCACAGGGCGAAAATCATCGTTTGCAAAATCTTGAAATACTGTGCTGGTGATTCCCGTTACAGCCCCAACTCCAGTTGCTGTAGAATCGCTAGTTGCGTTATATGATTCGTTACCTGTTCCTGATCCTAATATTGCTGTTCCTTGAGTGCCAGTCAAATAAATTAGATTGTTTTTATAAATTGGACTATTAGTAGCACTAGTAAATATGCCATAAGTATCACAAATAATAGTGTTATTATACATATTGCAATACATAGTACCAGTCCCTCTACCATTAGCAGAGTAAATCAAACAGTTTCTAATAGTGCTGTTAGCGGAAGCACTTGATGAACTCACTACATAGTAAGTGGATGATCTGCTTGCATTTGGACAGGTTATTATACACCTGTTGATTAGACAATTAGTGCGGGATATGTCAACCGGTGTTGTGATGCTTGTGCCGGTATGTTCCATTTCAATATCTTCTACAACTACGTAGTCGGCCTGTATATCTAATACTCGGCCGTTAGCTTTCATCTTAAACCCATTTCCCATTAATCCACCGTGACCGTGATTCGCCGCGGCTCTTATTATTGGATATCTGGTCGCATCAGTAGTCCAAGTAGCCATAGTACAACTATTTTCTAAACCGTCTGGCCAATCGTTGTAGCATTCAAGAACTCGTATCTCATCCGCTGTGACTAAATTCCCGTCTTGAGCATTTTCCCAGTCACTCATCAGCGAATAATCGCCTCCGCTAGTACCATGAGTCGTTGAGCTTTCGTCACTTCCTGTTTGAGAATAAGTATAGCTGTTGCTGGTTGGTGTACCTGTTACCGTGAACTTTCCATTAAAAGAACTTGGTACAACACCAGAGACAACAATAGTGTCACCGACTTTGATATTAATTGCGTTCAACAAATAAGTAACAGTAACTACGTTAGACGATCGTGTTAAAGCACTGTTCGGAGCGGTAGATCTTAAAGTATGTATAACTGTAGTTGGCATAATTATGTCCTTATCCATATATCGCCGACGGACCATTCAGTCGGTTCTGTTGTTTGAACGTATAAAGTTTGACCGCCCCCACCACCGCCGATTCCGGAAAGACTTGTAGTTGTACCGTCTCCTAATAAAACATCATCAGATGTGGCTCCCGTCTTAGTAAAGCTTGCTGCTTCAATATTAGTAGTTGTGACAGCACCACGAGTTGTAACGTTTTGTAGTGTATCAGTTTCAGTATAAGAGGTCAAATAAGTGCTATTATCATAAGACCAGTTACCAGCCCCGTCATTGACTAAAAATCCAGTACCATTAGTAATATTAGAAACTGTAGAAGCAGTAAAGACCGGATCAGTCTCTGTAAAGGACTGTAGATACCTAGCATCTCCTTCGGTCTCTGTTAAGTATTCAGCGGGTATAGCACTTAAATAACTCGTATTATCATAAGACCAGTTACCAGCCCCGTCATTGACTAAAAATCCAGTACCATTAGTAATATTAGAAACTGTAGAAGCAGTAAAGACCGGATCAGTCTCTGTAAAGGACTGTAGATACCTAGCATCTCCTTCGGTCTCTGTTAAGTATTCAGCGGGTATAGCACTTAAATAACTCGTATTATCATAAGACCAGTTACCAGCCCCGTCATTGACTAAAAATCCAGTACCATTAGTAATATTAGAAACTGTAGAAGCAGTAAAGACCGGATCAGTTTCAGTTCCTTCTCCACTAACTATTCCCGGCACCCAGTTACTTCCATTCCAAATTAAAGCTTCTCCTGGGTTTGGCGGGATAGTTGTGATATCAATATCTTGAAAGCTATCTATAGTAATACCTTCAAAAGTTACTGAATTTAATTCTGTACGAGCCATTTAATTTTCCAGACTTTGAAGAAGATCTTGCGAAATTCTCTCTTGTTGTTTCTGTACGAGGCGAAGTCTCTCCATTTCTGCAAGAGTAAGGTCGCGCTCCTTCTGAAGATCGTGATAGTATTTTGCAATTTCGGCATACCTCGTGCTCTCGCTCATAAGTATGCGTTGGTGAGCTTTCAATGCAGCTTGCTCAGCTTCATATGTATTTATATGAATTTTGTCCAAATAGAGATAAGCAGTAAAAACTGCTCCTATAATTGCAAGTATGCCTCCCACGGCTGAAATGTGATTTTTCATAATACAAGTATTTTAAACCCTTCGGGCAAACTTGTCAAGGCCTGTTTTTGCGATGGTGGTTTGTTAAAACCTATACACCGTTTGTGCTTTTTGAAAATTCTTAAAGTTGCGCGTGCTTGTGGGCGCGCTCCGCGAGGCGTGTCAAGAGTCTAATAACCGCCCTGGTGTACCACCTGGCGGTGCCGGTGTCAACAATTATTTTGTTATATAAAACCCTGGAGGATATGCAAATTTATTCTAAGAAAACTGTTGCAATTCATCGTGGAATTTGAGACTATAGCTTTGTCGGTAGGGGATGGGCCTCTACCACAAAAGAGGATTTTTTTATGTCTGATTACACTCCTGAAATGGTTGCTGCTATCACTAAAGCGGCTCCCTTAACTTTCGAAAAGGCGCAAGAAATTGCGGCTTCCGATATGTTTTCTCGCGCTGGCAAAGGCCATCGTTCGGTTATCGCAAAGGCAAAAAGCCTAGGCGTTGAATATATCGCAAAGGCAAAGCCCGCGAAAAAATCTGTTGACAATGGCCCAACGAAGGCCGCAACACTGTCAGCAATTCGCGCTGCGCTTGCATTGCCCGAAAGGGAAGGCGATTTAACCAAAGCAGAATTATCTGCGGTTTTGGAAAATATTGGTTGACAATAGGATAGGGGGCAGGCATACTGTCCCCATCAACTACCGGAGGCACTGCCCAATGTTTGACTTTATCGATCCAGCTTTTACCTTTACCATTGTTCGCGAGGGCAACACTGTTGTCGTTTATGAGATTTATCGCGGCAATGCCGATTATGAATACGTGCGTATGCTGGGGGGTAAATAATATGCTACCCACATACTGCGGATATGCTGGCTCTGCTATCATGGCGGTGTTTGCTTTTCAAATGAATCCGGTGCTGGCGGTTTTCGGTTTGTCACTTCTTACGGTGCAATCGGTTAACCTGAAGGCACATAACTTGACCATTCTAAACCTTGTCAGCATTGGCGGGTTTTTATCTAACATACTGTAAGGGGAAATGCAATGGGACTTTTTCTAATAATCACTGGCGCGTTATTCCTAGGCGGTGCAATCCTTATCACATGGGCAATCTTGGATCAAGCCCCTTGGAATCGTTACTAATTCACAAAACCTGGAGGCATACTGCTATGGTTTAAGGTTACGGCAGAGGCTCTAATGTCGGGAGAGCCAAGATTGTCAAGGTAAATATTACCAAAAAATAAATGCAAAAAAGGGTTGACCTCCTGGCCGAGATATGTTACCATATTTTGGCGCGGTCGCGCCGCTCCAGGTGAGAATGATTCTCATTTGCATTTCGTTTCTCACCCTGGGTGCGTTGGCACGCTTTTTGCTTGGTCTCTGTTGGCACGCTTCTTGCTGGGGCGAAGCCCTGGGTCGCGCCGATTTTACCATACCCCACCCCTTCCTTGTCAACTCTTTTTTTGTGCAATATTCACACAAAAAAAGGCTTGTCTTTTTCAGCGAGCTACCTTATACTGTCTTTGTTGGTTGGGGGATTGGCCTCTGACCTAAGGGAGGTTTTTATGAACACTTTTCGCGAAATTCTGGTCGAGCGCATCCGCGACATGGACAGCTTGATTTCACAAATTGAAGCTGGTAAAATCGCTGTTGCACTCTCTTGGGCAGAGGGCGTAAAAACCGCTACGGAGCAAGCGCTCCGCGAGCTTGACAAACTAGCAGGGGAGGCGTAAGCCATGCGTTTTATTTATGATCTTGACCACACTTTGATCGATTCTAGCCACCGTCAATTAACGCGCGCTGATGGCTCGCTGGATCTGGCACACTGGATCGAAAATTGTTCACGCGAAAAAATATTCGCGGATAGCTTGCTTCCCTTGGCTTTCCATGCTAAGCGAAATATGACTCGCTTTGTCGAGGTGATCGCTTGCACTGCTCGCGTTATGTCAAGCGCTGATTATGATTTTCTGCGAGACAACGGCTTAAACTTTGAGCGCATTTTGTCGCGTCCTATGGATTGCCAAATGTCGGATGCTTTGCTCAAAGAAACTTTGCTCCGAGCGGATGCAATGGATCAAGGCGAATCTTTTTACCGATATGCCCGCCGATCAATTATGATTGATGACAATAAAAATGTTCTAAATCACTTGACAGGCTTAGGCTTTCGCTGCTATGATGCAATCTCAATCAACGAAGCGCTCAGCGCATAAGGGGTACAATATGACCATTTCCAAGAATGTAATTTTGGTTATCGACACCGAGACCGTCGGCCTTGAGGGTCACGTTTACGATATGGGTTGGACTATCACTGACAAGACTGGTGACATCATTGCCGAGCGCAACTGGTTGGTGCAAGAAAATTTCACCAACCCCGAGCGCATGATGGGTGCCTTTTACGCTGGTAAAACCTTCACCCACTATGCCCCGATGCTTCAGGCTGGCACTATCTCAATGCGGCCTTGGTCTGAAATTGTCGCGGCTTTGTTCGCGGATGTTTTGGCCTACGGTGTGCAGACTGTCGCGGCCTATAATGCTGGCTTTGATCTGCGCGTGATCGCTCAAACTCACGAAGATTTGACAGACGCACAATTTTGCGTTTTTGACGGCTTGCAAATTCTGGACATTTGGCAATTCGCTTGCGAGACCAAATTGCAACAAAAATCTTATGCTCGAATTGCTCGCGAGCTTGGTTGGGTTTCACCCGCTGGCAACATCAAAACGGGTGCAGAATTTGCATACCGTTTTGTTTGTGGGGACTACTCTTTTATTGAAGATCACACAGCCTTGTCGGATGCTCAAATTGAGACCGCCATTTTAGCGGAGTGTTTCCGAATGAAAAAACGTGTACCCTACGGCGTGGTGAATGCACAGCCTTGGAAACTTGTCAACCCCAAAGCGAAAAAAGATCCAGACGTTCACGGGAGCAAGGTAGCATGACCACACTAGAAAAAACCCGCTTGGTTTGCGAAGTGATTCGCACGATCTGCCCGATTATAATGATCGCCCTACAGATTGCCATTATAACCGGAATGCTTCTCAATTGAGAACCATTCTCACCCAGGGGATGTTCCACGTGGAACATTTCCTTTTTTTCTTTTTTTTCGGAAAAATAAAAATTTGCCGAAAAAATTGCTTGACATGGCAATTTTGGCGCGGGCGCGCCAGTAGTAAGTCAACGACTTTTTTTGTGAATTTGCCGGCTCCGCTAGAATATTTTTTCATAAAAAGGGCAAGTCTTTATAACAAAACGTTCTGTCAATGGTAATAATACCGCTTGACTTTTTTCGTAATACTCCGTATAATTGTTTCATCAAGTGAGGGGAGACCTTCACAAAACTTAAACTTCTGGGGAGAATCCTATGTCTTATACTGATTTTGAAACCGCTGCTGTTGTTGCTGCAGCTCCACTAACCTTCGACTCTGCTGTTGCACTCGCAGAAAAGCTGGGCAAAACCCACCGCTCTGTTATTGCAAAGGCTAAGAGCTTGGGTGTAGAGTACACGCCTAAGGCAAAGCCTGCTAAGAAGGCTGTAGATGCTGGCCCTACCAAGGCCCAGATTCTGGCTGACCTCCGCTCTCGCTTGGCACTGCCCGAACGCGAAGGCGACCTGACCAAGGGCGAGCTGGAAGCAATTCTCTCAGCCCTGTAAGCACTCACTATCACTACGAACCCCGCCCTGTGCGGGGTTTTTTATTGCCAAAAATTTGGGGCAAAGGGCAAAATACTTCTTGACAAGGGATTTTGGCGCGACGGCGCCCATTATAGTAGTAGTTCTACTACGATGTCAAGTACTTTTTGCCCATTAGGTGCAATTATTTTGATTGTCAAGTCTTTTATTTGGTAGGCCCTGGGGCAGAAAAAACTTGACAGGCATAG